AGGTGGAACAGTAGGAGAAGCTGAAGCAGCGGCACAAGCAGATGCACAATCTATAACAGCGGACAATATATCAACTCAAGCACAAGCGGATCAAGAAGATGCAGCAACAGCTGCAGCAGCAAATGCAGCAACAAGTGGAATTGGAAATTTAGCAAGACAAGCATTTAATGCATACATGGCAGTTTCACCAATAGGAATGTTATCAAGAGCAGTATCAAATGTTGTTGGAAATATTTCAAGAGGAGTAACAGGACCAAGTGATGATACTCAAGAATCAACTTCAGTTCAAAGTGGACCAGCACAAGATTCAAGTGGTGGTGGAATAACTACAATACAATCATATGCACCATTATATAATACAAGCACTGGAGATAATACTGCAGATGCTATGAGAATAAGATTAAATGCTTTACTAGTTCAAAGACCAACTACGTATGGAATACCAGCTGCAAATCAATTATCTAATTATAATTTATTAGATTTAGTTAATCTTAGAAGATAGTTATGAAAAGTTTATTAGAATTAATTAAATTAGTATATGGCCCCAAAGCAATATCTAGCACAATAGGAACTAGGACAAATGTTATTCGTTTACCAAGTGGTAAACTTCAAAAATACCTTTCAAAAGATTTAAATATAGAAGCAGCATCTGATGCAGCTGCACAAAATGCATATGAAGAAATGAAACAACTTATTCCTGAAGTTACAAAAATGAACGATGGTGAACGATTAGTATTTGAAGGAAATTTAAGAAGATTAAAAAACAAACTTGAAGACATCGGTTTAATACAAAAAGAAAATGTTTCTTCAGGTATTACAGCACTTGAATCAAAAGTTGAACAGCTAAGACAAGCAGGTAAAGAATTAGAAAAAGTAACTGGAGAAAAAGCAACTCTTACAGATGTATTAAATGATCTGAGGACATCACAACAATCTATGTCAAGATTAAATGATGAAGGTTTAGTTAGAGCAGCAGCAAGACAAATTTTAATTAATGATATTAAAGCAGGCAAAATTAAAAACATAACTGTTTCAGAAGCAATCAATATGGGGGAACCTTTAGATCCATTTAGACAGATTTATGGTGAAGGAGCTTTGGAACAATTAGATAGTTTAATTCCAAATCTTAGAGGTTTAAAAACAGAAGTGGAAGCAGAAAAATTAGCAAGATCTAAATTTAAATTTGAACCAGATGAAACAAGACCATCAGGATCTGTGACAATAGAAGAAGGTAGAAAAGCAGAACAAGAATATGGAATTAATAAACCAGCTAAAGTATCTGACTTTAAAGCAGAAGCAACTAAGAGAACAAGTATAGATGATTTAATAGATGAATATAATGCAAATCAAGATAGATTATTATTAACAGATGATGAAGGTGGAACTTTAATTACTTATCCTGAATATAATAGATTAAAAGATAGGAATGATGAAATTGCAAAAGCTTTAGAAGCTAAAGGTATTTCTTCTAAAGTAGAAAAAGCACCACAAGCAGAAATTATTCAATTTAGAAAAAAACCAACGGAACCAGAAGGTAAAGCTGATGGTGGAGCCATGGGTCTTGATTATTTAACAGGTATGGAACCACCTAAAAACGGTTATGCTAATGGTGGAAGAATTGGATTTAAAATAGGAAGTGGTAAAAAAATAATTAATAAGCTTACTAAAAAAATTAAAAAACCAACTAAAGATGATTATGAAGACTACGCAGAAATATTAAATGATAGTGAAAATACTGTAGTTCAGGGAACTGAAACATTTGATGAGTTAGACGCACTAGTTAAAAAACAAAAAGATTACGAAGCATCTATGTATCAAGAATATAAAATGGGTAGATTAGATCCTTCACCAGGAGATAAAAGTGAAGGCAGAATGAATTTCTTAAGAAAAAAAGCAGAAGAAGCAGAAATGACTGGAGATAGAAGATTAATTAGTTTTGATGAAATGGATGAATTATCAGATTTAGAATCAACGTATTTACAAGATATTGATAAAGCATATGGAACAGATACTGCTATTAAAAAAGAAATGAAAAAAGCTATAGAAGAAGGAACTCAAAAAACTAATAGAATGACAGAACTTGGATTAAATCCCTCTAGTAGTAAAGACTATGATAAATTTTTAGAAATGGAATCAATAAAACAAAAATATGGAAACGTAATTGATGATAATCTTTTACAACAAATTTTAGTTGATGATAATCCACAAAGAAAAGCAGAAGTACTTGCCTCCATTGATGAAGCTATAAAAATGCAACAAAGAGGAATAGCTCCTGAAGAAATCATTAACATTATAAAAAATACTACTAGAACTAAACAAGCTCAAGGTGGGTCTATAGGTTTAAATTATTTGATGGGATTATAAAATGAAAATCCACGAATACAGAGAGATGAAACGTTATCTCACTAGAAAACCTTTATCCGATAAAGAAGTTAATATGCTTTATCAAGCGGATCAACAAGCACTAGCCACCCCAATCCAGACACCAGTCGCGAGCGACGAGGAACGAGTTGGATATAGTGAAGGAAGTAAATTAACAGGGACAGGTAAAACCTTAGAACAAAATATTAAAGACGATCACAAAGCTTTTAATGATTATAGAAAATCTATTGGTTCCCCTACAATACCTTTAGATAATTCATATATACGAATGTGGATAAAAACTAGATTAAGTGAAGGAGGAAGAGCAGAGCTAGCTGATGGAACATTTCCTGATTATAATGCATTGTCAAATGAGGATAGAGCTGCCGTAGCAAGACAGAGGGTTATTGATTTTGCAAATAAATTTGAAAAAGAAAATAGTAGATTACCTTCACAACAAGAAATTAGAAAACAAGGTAAATTTGATTTTGCAACAGTTAAAAAAGCAATAGAGTCTGGAGACGTAGAAACACTTCCTCTAAATCAAACAAAAGGAGAATTTACAAAAATTCCAGTTGATAATGATTTAAGAAAATTAGATCAAAGTAAAATTATTAAAGATGCATTTAAATCTGGAAAAGCCCCTGATTTAAAAGATGTTCAAAAAATTTTAAATACAAAAGATTCAACAAAAGCTGCTAATAGAATTACTCAATTAGCTTCTACTTATATTGGTGATATGGAAGTAGAAGGTATTAAATCTAAATTTCAAAAAACAGCAAAAGAAATAATAGATACTAATGCTTACGATTATCAAATTAGAGATCTTTATGATAAATCAATTGCTAAATCTGTGGAAGAAAAAAGATCACCTTCCTCTGTTAGAACAACAACTCAAAGAGATATTATCCCAAATATCAAAGGGTATTCAATTGATGAACCTGCAGGAGTTACATCTTCCGTTAGAAACAAAACAACACCTTATGGTGTATTTAGTCAAATTATAGATACAGATATTAACAAAGGAGATAAATATTCTTTTGATTCAATTAAATCTAAAAAAGAAATAGTTTTACAAAATGCAATTGCTTCTGGTGATAAAAAAACAATTAATAAATCATTAAAAGATTTTAATAAAACTGTATCTTATTATGAAAGTAAATTTAATAAAGATATAGGACCAGGTGAAAAGAAAATTAGATTATTTAAAGTTAGTTTAGATAAACCAGAAAATACAATTAAAAACTTTGACACTTTACCTAAACAATATCAAGAAGCGTTTAAAAATAACTTTACAGACAGAGGTTATTCTTATCAAGTTCCAAAAGATATAAAAACTGTTTATCAAATTGGAGAAGATTTAAGAGATCCTAAAATTGCAGCAGATGTTGCAAAAAGAGCAGCGAAAGGACAAGCTAGAATATATTCAGAATTTTTACCTGGAACACAAGCTATAACAAGTTCTGTTGGAGATTATTTAAAAGGTTTAGCTGTAGATGTTAAAGCAGGTAAACTTGTAACTCCTTTTATGAAAGTATTAGGGGCAGCTGCAGTTCCATTAACTGTATATGATGCTTATGAAGGTTACACAGAAGGATTACCATTAGATGAAACATTATTAAAAGGACTATTAGGAGCTGAAGGAATATCTCAAACTTTTAAAGAACAAGCAGCGCTATCTCCTAAAGCAAGAGAAGCAAAACAAGTTTTAAGTTCAAACACCGATCTTGGAATGGATTCAATGGGAGGCATGGGATATATTCAAGCACCATCTACAATGACAGAAGAAGAAGCTAAAAATATATATTTACCAGAAGCTGAAGCATATGCAAAAAAAATTGAACAAGAAAATTTAGCAAGAGCACAAGAACGTAATAAATATATTGATTATGCTAAAGAAAGATTTTCTCCTTTTTCTAATGAAACTCCTATTGAAATGGCTTCAGGTGGACGAATTAAATTTGCAAGTGGATCTGATGATCCAGAAAGTGATTTATATATTCCAACTTTAAATAATAAAAAAAGATTAGGTCCGGAAGATCGAATAAGTAAATATAAATCTTATTCAGAATTAGAATTATTAGGAAACATTGACGCTAAAAAACCAAATTATGAAATATTAGAAGAGTATATTTATAGAAATATGCCTACATATGAACCAAAGGATGTTGTACCTAAAGGATCAAGACCTGTTATGCCTAATGAATATGATAGAGGTCCAAGTGATGGAATATTAGAATTGGCAAGAGGAGGAAAGGTTAAAAAATGATTAAACCTAAAAGACTAACATTAACAATACCACCTAAATCAGGACCATGCCCACAGGGCTTGAATATTAAGTATAATACTGTTACAACAATAAAATCGGAGAAAATTACAAATGGCAGAAATAGACAAGTCGCTACCAAACGTAGCTGATCAATTAACACCGGGAGAATTAGAAGTAGAACAGATTGCACAATCTGTTGAGGAAACTCCTGCAGGACCAACTGAAGTTACAGAAAACGAAGATGGTAGTGTTGATATAAATTTTGATCCTAAAAAAGCTGCATTAGCTGCAACACAATTTGATTCTAATTTAGCAGAAGTTATTGATGAAAACGATTTAAATTTATTAGGAACAGAACTTTATCAAAATTATGAAGACTATAAAAATTCAAGAAGAGATTGGGAACAAGCTTATACTCAAGGATTAGATTTACTTGGATTTAAATACGAACAACGTACAGAACCTTTTCAAGGAGCAAGTGGTGCAACTCATCCAGTACTTGCAGAAGCAGTTACACAATTTCAAGCATTAGCTTATAAAGAATTATTACCAGCGGAAGGACCTGTTAGAACACAAGTCATTGGATTAGATACTCCAGAAATACAAGACCAAGCAGATAGAGTTTCAGAATTTATGAATTATCAAATTATGGATGTCATGAAAGAATATGAACCAGAGTTTGATCAAATGTTATTTTATTTACCACTATCAGGATCAACATTTAAAAAAGTTTATTATGATGAAACATTAGGAAGAGCTGTATCTAAATTTATTTCAGCGGAAGATTTAGTAGTTCCTTATTCAGCATCTTCTTTAGATGATGCCGAAGCAATTATTCATGTAATTAAAATTTCCGCAAATGAATTAAGAAAACAACAAGTAAATGGTTTTTACAAAGACATAGAATTATTACCATCCGATGATGGAGTAACAGACACAGACGATATTAAGGATAAAGAGAGACAATTAGAAGGACTTACAAAAAGTAGTTATAATGAAGATATTTTTACACTATTAGAATGTCATGTTAATTTAGATCTTGAAGGATTTGAAGATATAAATCCACAGACTGGTGAGCCCACAGGAATTAAACTTCCATATATTGTAACTATTGAAGAAGGATCTAGAGAAGTTTTATCTATTAGACGTAATTTTATACAAAATGATCCATTAAAAAATAAAATTAATTACTTTGTACATTTTAAATTTTTACCAGGATTTGGTTTCTATGGATTTGGTTTAATTCAAATGATTGGTGGTTTATCAAGAACTGCTACATCTGCATTAAGACAATTATTAGATGCAGGAACATTATCCAATTTACCTGCAGGATTTAAACAAAGAGGAATTAGAATCAGAGATGACGCTCAATCTATTCAACCGGGTGAATGGAGAGACGTAGATGCCCCTGGTGGAAATTTAAGAGATGCATTTATGACTTTACCATACAAAGAACCTTCGCAAACTTTATTAGCTCTTATGGGGGTCGTAGTTCAAGCAGGTCAGCGCTTTGCTTCGATAGCGGACATGCAAGTAGGGGATGGGAATCAGCAAGCAGCAGTGGGTACGACCGTGGCCTTGCTAGAAAGAGGTTCACGTGTGATGTCTGCAATTCATAAAAGAATATATGCAGCGATGAAACAAGAATTTAAATTACTTGCAAATGTATTTAAACTATATTTACCCCCTGAATATCCATATGAAGTTGTTGGTGGACAAAAAACAATTAAGCAAGCTGACTTTGATGATAAAGTAGATATCATTCCAGTTGCTGATCCAAATATATTTTCACAAACACAAAGAATATCTATAGCACAAACAGAATTACAATTAGCAATGGCTAATCCTGGAATTCATAACATGTATGAAGTTTATAGAAATATGTATTCAGCATTAGGTATCAAAGATGTTGATAGAATTTTAATGAAACCAGATCAACCGCTACCAAAGGACCCTGCGCTAGAACATATTGATGCTCTCGCAGGGAAACCCTTCCAAGCATTTCCAGGACAAGATCATAGAGCACATATAACTGCACATTTAAATTTTATGGCAACTAACATGGCAAGAAATGCCCCTGTTATTATGGCTTCATTAGAAAAAAATTGTTTTGAACATATTTCTTTGATGTCACAAGAACAAGTTGAGATAGAATTCCAAAGAGAAATTCAACAAGTACAACAAATGCAACAAAATCCACAAGCAATGCAAAATCCACAAATGCAAATTCAAGTTAGAATGTTAACAGAAAAAATTGAATCTAGAAAAGCAGTGTTAATTGCTGAGATGATGGAAGAATTTTTAAATGAAGAGAAGAAAATTACATCACAATTTGACAATGATCCTATTGCTAAACTTAAATCTAGAGAATTAGATCTTGTTGCTCAAGAAAATGATAGAAAAAGACAAGAGAGCAATGAAAGAATCAATCTTGATAAGATGAAAGCTATGATGAATCAGTCAACAGATAGTCAAAAACTACAACAAAATGAAGATTTAGCTAAATTAAGAGCCAATACTTCATTAGAAAAGACCGTTTTATCTGCTCAACTTAAAAATAGATTTCCAAATTAACAAAAAAGAGGTATAAAAGGCTATGAAAAAACAAAATGAAAAATTAGCAAACTCGAAAAGAACTTTTACTAAAGATTCTAAAGCTAAAGTAGATGTTAATCACTCAAAATACACTGACGCACAAGGTTATCTTGTTGGCGGAGTAGATATTGAGATGTCTAGCAACTCTGAATCTCAAACTCAAGAAGTTCAAGGTCAAGGAAGTATTCTTCCAGAAAAAAAAAGAACGGCAACTTGGTACTAAACCATGATTCAAATGTTAGGAGCTGTAGCACCTCTCGCAAAAATTCTTTTTTCAACTATTGAAAAATCAGTTCCTGATAAAGATTTACAAGCAAAGTTAAAAGCAGATTTACAAACTCAATTACTACAATCTAATACACAAGAATTACAAGCTGCAGCAAAAATTATTGAGGCAGAGGCCAAAGCGGGTTGGTTCGCATCGAGCTGGAGGCCCCTGTTAATGTATGTATTGATATTTATTTTGGTCTGGAATTATATTCTAGGACCAGTTGTAAAAATATTCACAGGAGCTATTATCTCCTTTGAATTGCCTGGCGATGTTTGGGGTCTTCTCCAGATAGGTTTGGGCGGTTACGTCGTGGGACGCAGTGCGGAATCAGTTGCTAGAACAATAGCCAACAAACCAGCTGCGAATAAACAACAAGAAAACGGATAGGATATAAAATGAGAAACGATTACAGTATAAGACCAAGAGCAAAATTAAAAAAAGGTGGTAAAGCAGATATGCTAACTGCTAAAATGTCTAAAAAGAAAAAAGGCAAAATAATGAAAGGTAAAAGATAATGGCTGGACTTGGAATTCAAACTAGAGGAACAGGTATTGCTAAAGTTCAAAGACAAGAATTTAAAAAAGGTGGAAAAGCATTTCCTGATTTAACTGGTGATGGAAAAGTTACTAGAGCAGATGTTTTAAAAGGTAGAGGTGTATTTAAAAAAGGTGGTGAAGTTAAAAAAGAAAGTTCCACAAAAAAAGGCATTCTTATTATTATAGGAAATAAAGATAAAAAACCTAAAGAAATGAAAAAAGGTGGACAAGCTAAAGTTGGTAAAGTTATGAGAGAGTTTGGAAAAGGAAAATTACATTCTGGTAAAAAAGGACCTGTTGTAAAATCTAGAAAACAAGCAGTAGCAATTGCTCTTTCAGAAGCTGGAATATCAAAGAAGAAAAAATAATGGCTAAACTTTGCCCGAGAGGAAAAGCAGCAGCAAAAGCAAAATTCGACGTGTACCCGAGCGCGTACGCGAACATGTATGCGAGTGCTGTTTGTTCTGGTAAAGTAGTTCCAGGTGGACGTAAAAAGAAAATGGGTGGAGGAAGTGTTTCACAACAAAGAAAAATGGTATCTAATTATAAACAAGGTGGCGTTGCAAAAGGTTGTGGCGCTGTAATGGAAAAAAGAAGAAAAGTTACAAAAAAATATTAACATGGGCTTACGTAAATGGGTTCAAGAAAAATGGGTTGATATTGGATCGAAAAGAAAAGATGGTTCATATGCTCCTTGTGGAAGATCTAAAGGTGAAAAGAGAAAAGGTTATCCAAAATGTGTACCACTTGCTAAAGCCAGATCAATGTCAGAAGGTCAAAGACGTTCAGCGGTTGCTAGAAAAAGAGCCGCAGGAAATACTGGACCTAAACCAACTAATGTTGCAACATTTGCAAAAAGAAAAAAAGCTGCCAATGGTGGTATTATAAATATGACAACTATGAGATATGTATAATGGGAGATATTTCATTAAGAGGACACGGTAGAGCAATGCTTGCAAAAGGATCAACTCCTACATGGCAAAGAAAAGAAGGTAAATCTGAATCAGGTGGATTAAATAAAAAAGGTATTGCATCTTATAGAGCTGCAAATCCTGGATCTAAATTATCAATGGCAGTAACAACAAAACCAAGTAAGTTGAAACCAGGTTCAAAAGCTGCTAATAGAAGAAAATCATTCTGTAAAAGAATGAAAGGGATGAAGGCTAAATTAACTTCAGCTAAAACTGCAAGAGACCCTAATTCAAGAATTAATAAGTCACTTAGAAAGTGGAACTGTTAATATAACCAACAGGAGAAAGACTATGGACGCTGTAACATTCGTAACTAAACTGCAGAAATTTATCAAAGATTCCTATCAAAACATAGGGGATGCTATGATATCAGGAACAGTTGACAGTATGGAGAAATACAAGTATATGCAAGGACAGGCAAATGCCTATCAATCAGTAATTCAGGAAATCTCTAACCTGCTAAGCAAAGGAGCTAAAGAAGATGAAAAAGGAAACGTTATCGACCTCGGAAAAGGAAGTACCAAAGATAAACCTAGGTCTTGAAGAAAAGTATAAAGAAGAAGATAAAAAAGTAGAAGACAAAACAGTAAGAGCAGAAAATATTTCTGAATCTTTAATTGATAGTTTACCAACACCATGCGGTTGGAGACTTTTAGTATTACCATTTACACCCAAAGATAAAACTGCAGGTGGATTAATCATATCACAAGAATCTTTAGACAAAGCACGAATCGCAACTAATTGCGGTTATGTTTTAAAGATTGGACCATTAGCTTATTTGGATAAAGAAAAATATCCAACAGGCCCTTGGTGCAAGGAAAAAGATTGGGTGATTTTCGCGCGCTACGCGGGATCACGTTTACCAATCGAAGGCGGTGAAGTTCGTCTATTAAATGACGATGAAGTTTTAGGGACAATTAAAAATCCCGAAGATGTACTTCACTATATATAAACCATAGGAGAAAACTATGCCAGAAGACAAAAACGCAAAGACAGTGGATATAGATACTTCAGGACCAGAGGTGGATGTTGAATTAGAAGATACAACAAAACCAGAACCTGAGTTTGAAGTAAAAGAAGAAACTGTTAGAGAAGTAAAAGAAGAACCTAAGGCCAGTGACCTGAAGCAAGAAGCCAGCGACAAGAAACAGGAAGCAGGTGACAGGGAAGACGTTAAGAAAGACGAATTAGAAGATTATAGTGAAAGTGTGCAAAGAAGAATTGCTAAACTAACTAAAAAAATGAGAGAAGCAGAACGTCAAAGAGAAGAAGCTTTAACGTATGCTCAATCTGTTAAAGCAGAAAAAGAAGCTTTAACTAAAAGATTTAGTACATTAGAAAATGTATCTCTTAAAGATAGAGAAGCAAGAATTTCTTCTGGAGTACAAGCAGCACAAGCCAAACTTGCAGCAGCAAGAGAAGCTCAAGATATAGTTGCTGAAGTAGAAGCTTCTAAAGAAATAGCTAGACTTGGTTATGAGGAAGCTAGACTATCAGAAACAAAATCGGCATATGAAAATATGTCAAAACAAAAAGAAGTTCAAATACCTAACATTAATCTTAACAGATCAAATGAACAAACTCTTAGACCAGATCCAAAAGCTGAATCTTGGGGATCTAAAAATAAGTGGTTTGGTTCAGATGCTGTTATGACTTATACAGCCTTTGATATACACAAAAAGCTTGTAGATGAAGAAGGATTTGATGCTTCTAGCGACGAATATTATGCGGAAATTGACAAGAGAATAAGACTTGAACTTCCACATAAATTTGATAAGATTGCAACAACGGAATCGACCAAACCTGTACAAGTAGTAGCTTCAGCGAAGCGAAGTACAAAACCTGGTCGCAAAACTGTGAGACTCACACCTTCTCAAGTTGCTATCGCTAAAAAATTAGGAGTGCCATTGGAAGAATATGCGAAACAATTAAATATCACGAAGGAGGTATAGGCATATGACAAACGAAAAAATTAAGACCCCACGTGCGAGCCAAACTAGGACTGCTGAAAAGAGACCTACAACTTGGACTCCACCATCATCTTTAGATGCACCGCCCGCGCCAGCAGGCTTTAGACATCGTTGGATAAGAACTGAAGTTTTAGGGTTTGACGACACTAAAAACATGTCAGGAAAATTGAGATCAGGATGGGAGTTAGTGAGAGCTGACGAATATCCAAACTCAGAATATCCAAGTGTTAAAGACGGCAAATACGCAGGAGTGATCGGAGTTGGTGGCCTTGTGTTGGCAAGGATACCGGAAGAGATCGCAAAATCTCGAGAAGCTTATTTTAGAAAACAAATAGAAGCTCGCGAAGAAGCAATTGAAAACGATCTTTATAAGGATCAACACAAAAGTATGCCGATCAATAGTGATAGGCAGACTCGTGTAACTTTCGGTGGTACAAACAAAAAATAATTTTTTGGTAATACCAACGATTAAACAAACTTAAACAAGGAAAAAACTATGGCTAATAGATCATCAGTAGGTTTTGGATTAAGACCTATTGGAAAAGTTGGTCAAAATAGAGATGCAGGCGGTTTAAGTGAATACCTAGTAAGTGATAGTCCAACTATCATTTATTTCAATGACCCAGTAAAAGCTACAGACGCAGGAACAATTGCGGTTGCAGCAGCTGGTAATACATTGTTAGGTTCACTAAACGGTTCATTCTATACTGACCCAACAACTAAAAAACCAACGTTCTTAAATTATGTTCCTAACGTTGCAGCGACTGATATCGTTGCATTCGTAAGTGACGACCCTTATGAACGTTTTGAAATAAGAACAAATAACACTGGCGCTTCGGCAACTGGCGATATTTTCAATAATGCAAATATCACTTACTTAGCTGGAAGTTCAGCAAACTTTGTATCAAGAGTTAGACTAAATGATGCTACTTTAACTACATCTACAGAACAACTTCAGATACTTGGTTCAACAAAAGATACTGGTGACAATAATATCACTCAATCACACGTTGTGTGGGTAGTGAGAATTAATGAACATCAGTTAAACACTACAACAGGAGTATAAGAATATGGCTATATCAAGAGGACAGCTAGTTAAAGAACTAGAACCAGGATTGAATGCTTTATTCGGCCTGGAGTACAAACGTTATGAAAATCAGCATGCTGAAATTTTTGACACAGAAACATCTGACAGAGCTTTTGAAGAAGAAGTAATGTTATCAGGTTTCGCAAATGCTCAAATTAAACCAGAAGGTTCTGGCGTTACATTTGACAATGCTCAAGAAACATTCACAGCTAGATACACACATAACACCGTAGCACTTGCTTTCTCAATCACTGAAGAAGCGATTGAAGATAACTTGTATGACAGACTTGCGTCTAGATATACAAAAGCGTTAGCAAGATCTATGGCAAACACTAAGCAGGTAACGGCTGCAAACGTACTTAACAATGCGTTTTCAAGTTCGTTCCCAGGTGGAGATGGTAAACCTTTATTGGATCTATCTCACCCTACTATTGCTGGTTCATTTAGAAATGAACTTGCAACTGCTGCGGACTTAAACGAAACTTCATTAGAACAATCATTGATTGATATCAATGCATTCACTGATGAAAGAGGTTTAAAAATCGCTGCAAGAGGTGTTAAATTAATTATTCCAAGTGAATTACAATTCACAGCGGAGAGATTAATGGCATCTCAAGGTAGAACTGGTACTGCTGATAACGATATCAATGCAATCAAATCTATGGGAATGATTCCACAAGGTTATGTGGTTAACAATTTCTTAACTGATTCTGATGCATTCTTTATCAAAACTGACGTTCCAAACGGTATGAAGATGTTCGTAAGAGCAGCTATCAAAACGTCTATGGAAGGTGATTTTGATACTGGTAACGTTAGATACAAAGCTAGAGAGAGATATTCATTCGGATTCTCTGACCCTAGAGGTATGTTTGGCTCACCAGGTGCTTAATCTATAAGCATTTTTTATTTTTGGAGCCCCTTTATGGGGCTCCTTAAATCTGATAGAAAGAATGAATTATGACAAAAATGTTTCAAGTAAAAATTAGAGCCTACGGTCACATGGCTAATTTTAACATTGAAGCAGAAGATAGTGCAGAAAGTATAGAACTAGCTATCCTTGACAAAATAGGAAAAAAAGGTATATTACTAAAAGACAGCATGCGATCTTTTGCTAAAGATAAATGCTGGATAACCTATGAGGAGGTTGTAGATGATAAATCACGTTCAAGCTCTTTACACAAAGAAGAGAGCCCTAGAACTTGATTGGGAGCAACACTACATTCAAGAGGGAATATATACTCTTGATATGGTTAGGATTGACGAAAAAATTCGTGAAATCATTAACCAGATTAAAATGTCTGAAGCTGAAATAGCTACTAGACAAATTAAGGTAGAGATGGCTGCTCCTGAGTTTTCTGTAGCTAGCTAAAACTAGCTATTTATATCCGAAAAGTAGATTTTCGATGCAGGTATCCCTTGCGCTATTCAATAAATTAAGTTATATTTTAATTACTATACACTAACTTTCTAATATCGACGCAGTATAGTCGACGGCCTAGAGACGATATTGGAATAACTAGGAGAACATAACTATGGCACAAACAACTTTTTCAGGACCAGTCCTTTCACAAAATGGAGTTGGATTTCTTGGATCAATTATACCTGGACTTACAGGTCTTACTGCATCTACAGTAGCAACAGCAACAACTTTAACTTATGCTGTTAATACTATAACAGTAAATAATTACACTGGTGCTGCAGCTCAAACTGTAACATTACCAGCAGCTAGAGCAGGATCAGTAGTGGTTCATGCTCAATCGGTTGATACAACTGGTGGAACTGCTAAATTAATTTTTGATTGCGCAGGAACAGATGTACTTGCAACAGGATCAGTAATTGAGAGCAGAGCAACTAACGCTCTTACTATTGATACATCAACTGAAGGTGAAACTAGACTTGAATATACACCAGCAAATGCGGTGACTAATTTATTTAGTCAAGGTTCTTATATTTATTTTTCATGTGCACAAGATGGTATATGGACAGTAGCATATAAAATGCAACCAAATCCGGCTAGCACAGGTCTTACAGGTGCTTTCGCTTTTGCAGCGTAAATAATTAATTTTTAAGGAGCTCGTAAGGGCTCCTTAATATATAAGGAGAAAAAAATGGGTTCATATAAAGGTGATATACAAGCAACTAGATTTACAACATCTACTTCTACTGCAGTAGTAGCTCCTCCAGTAAGACTTAGAGGAATTATTATTGCATCTAATGGTAGTGGTGTTGGAATTGTAAGATTAACAACAACAAGTCAAGCTGGATCAAATTTATTTACAGCTGATATACCAAATGGTGATGTTATTAATTTTAGTTTTCCGGAAGATGGAATTTTATTCCCAAAAGGAATTTTTGTTTCAACATTAACAAATGTTGCAGCAGTTACATTATTAACAGATAAATTTTCTGGTTCAGGCTTAACAGCGTAGGAGAAGCTAAATGGCTAATACTACTTCTGGAACAACAACTTTTGAAAAGACTTTTTTTATAGATAAAATTATAGAAGAGGCTTACGAAAGAATTGGTATGTCCGCTCCAAGAACTGGAAACGATTTAGAGTCTACAAGAAGATCTCTAAATATAATGTTCCAAGAGTGGGCAAACAGAGGTCTTCATTATTGGGAAGTTGCAAATAATTCAATCTCCATGGTCAATGGTCAATCTGTCTATACTCTTTATAGATCAGCAGGAGATGGAACATCGGATGGTGTATTTACATTATTAAATGGTGCAATTAATGCATCTCAAACTACAATAACTGTAGATTCTGTAGATCAATTTCCAACATCAGGAACTTTATTAATTGATTCAGAACAAATAACTTACACAGGTACTAATACCGATTCAAATCAAATTACAGGATTGGTTAGAGGAGCTAATGGCACCACAGCTGCAATCCATGCTGATAATGCAAATGTTTATGATAATAATTCAATCGTTTATGGACCTGATGATATATTAGAAGCTGTTTATAGAAACACACAACAAACACCCGTTGTTGATTTTCCACTTACAAAAATAGATAGATCTGCTTACAGTGGATTATCTTCTAAATTTTCAACCGGTCAACCTACACAATATTTTGTACAAAGATTTATAGATAAAATTACAATCACTTTATTTTTAACACCAGGAACAAGTGAAGTTAATAATGTGGTTAATTTTTATTATGCAAAAAGAATTCAAGATGTTGGAGCTTATACAAATGCAACAGATGTTCCATATAGATTTGTCCCATGCATGTGCGCAGGACTAGCTTATTATGTATCATTAAAACTTGCTCCACAAAGAACACAAGAATTAAGATTACTATACGAAGATGAATTAAAAAGAGCATTAGAACAAGATGGCTCTTCTTCAAGTTCATTTATAACACCAAAAACTTATTATCCAAATGTCTAATAATTCAAGAGGAAAATATGCTTACATGATTTCTGACCGATCTGGTCAGAGATTTCCATATCAAGAAATGGTACAAGAGTGGAATGGCTCATGGGTTCATGTTAGCGAATATGAAGCAAAACAACCTCAGTTAGAACCAAAACCAACTACAGCTGATCCACAGGGTTTAAGATATGCACATCCTGACAGACAAGAACCACCAGTATTAATACCACTTACACCCGATCCCTTTTCAACAGTTATCTATGCAGGTTCTAGTTATATAAATGTTTATTCAGAAGATCATGGAAGATCAACTGGCAATATCGTAAGATTCAGAGGCCCGCCGCAAGTTAACATTATCGGCACACCTTCTAGAGAAGATTCTTTTGATGATGTTCCTTCATTTGATGGAGTTACAGATATTTCAAATGCAAATGGATTTACAATTACAGTTGGAAAAATAGATTCATCTGGTATTGTAAGTGATACTTTAAATTATTTTTATTTTTTAAGTACAAGTACGGCAACAACAGGAAATATAGCTGGTGGCGGGGCACAATGTTCTGCAGGTCCGGTTACACTACAGGCTTAATATGACATACACAGAATTAGTTACAAAAATTAGAGATTATACAGAAGTGGATTCTAATGTATTAAGTTCAACTATTATAAATGGATTTATTGAAAATGCAGAATTTAGAATATTAAGAGATGTAGATTCTGATAACAATAGAAAATATGACACCTCTACTTTTGTAGTAAGTCAAAAATATTTAAATACACCTGCTAATCTTTTAGTAATTAGATCTGCTGAAGTTATTAATGGAGGAACAAGATCCTTTTTAGATATTAGAGATATGTCTTTTATTGATGAATATAATTCAACGGGCACAACAGGAGTTCCAAAATACTATGCAAATTGGAATGAAAATACTATACAATTTGCACCTATTCCAGATCAGGCTTATACAATTCAATTAAATTATGTCTTGAAACCAACTGGATTATCTAGTAGTACTGCTAATACATATTTAAGTCAGCAATTTCCCAATGGCTTATTATATGCTTGCTTAGTTGAAGCTTATGGATTTTTAAAAGGTCCTACAGATATGTTGCAATACTATGAAAATAGGTATAAACAAGCTATCGAAGGATTCTCATTAGAACAAATGGGAAGAAGACGAACGGATGAGTTTCTAGATGGAGAACCTCGTATAGTTCGTAAACCACAATAGGAGAAACAAGTATGGCCATTACACAAGCGTTACCAAATAGTTTTAAAAAACAACTATTAGATGGTGATCAAGATTTTTCATCAGCAGGTGGAGATGTTTTTAAATTAGCTCTTTATGTATCAACTGCAACATTAGGTGCGACTACAACTGCATATACTACAACAGGTGAAGTTACTGCATCAGGAGCATACAGTGCAGGTGGTGGTACTTTAGTAAATTCTGGAACATCAGTTATATCAACAGTTGCTTTTACAGATTTTGCTGATCTATCATTTACTGGTGTAACAATAACTGCAAGAGGAGCATTAATTTATAATACTTCTTTTTCAAATGCAGCAGTTGCAGTATTAAATTTTGTAACTGATAAAACAGCTACAAGCGGTACATTTACAATTCAATTTCCAGCTTTCACATCTACAGCGGCTATTATCAGAATCTCTTAATAGGAGTCTAAGTCATGTCTGACATTGTTGACGGTTGGGGTAGAGGCACCTGGGGACAGGGCGCCTGGAATGAAAACATTCCAATTGAAGTCACAGGTCAAACTTTAACAACAGCTTTAAGTTCAGTTATTGTAACAGTAACATCAAATGTAATTGTTAATGTTACCGGTGAAGAATTAATTCATGCTCTTGAAAGTAGTGTGGGTATTTCTGCAGATGGTAATATTTCTGTTCCAGTATTTGAAAATCCATTAATTACAAATATAAATGGTGTAAATGTATTAGCAGATGCAAATGTTTCATTAACAGGTGAAAGTTTAACAACAGCTTTAAATTCAGTTACAGTTTTAGGAACAGCTAATGTTTCATTAACAGGTGAAAGTTTAACAACAGCTTTAAATTCAGTTACAGTTTTAGCTGATGCTAATGTTTCATTAACAGGTCAAAATTTAATAACAGCTTTAAATTCAGTTACTCCTTTAGCTAATGCTAATGTAGATTTAACAGGTGAAAGTTTAACAACAGCTTTAAATTCAGTAACCGTTACAATTATTACTGATGTACCAGTAACCGGTCAAAATTTAACAACAGCTTTAAATTCAGTAACGGCTATTGGAGATGCTAATGTAGTTTTAATTGGT